ATTAATTGGACGCACTACCACTAAAAATACCGGTATCGGTTTTACGATTCACCTACTTTATATCGATGAGTTTGCGCACATTTCACCGGCCTATCTGGATTTCTTTTATCGAGCAATCTATCCAACCATTTCAGCGTCAACTACATCAAAGATTATTATTACATCAACCCCAAATGGCATGAACCGTTTCTATGAAATCTATATGGATGCAGTTAATGGATTGAATACTTATTCTCCGCTACGGGTTGACTGGTGGCAGGTTCCGGGTCGAGATGACAAATGGAAAGCCGAAACTATTGCAAACATGGGATCAGAAGAGGACTTTAATCAAGAATATGGACTTCAATTCTTTTCTTCGGATAGACTCTTGCTCTCATCTAAGGATCTTAAAAAGATATTTTCAATTAGCACCAAATACGTAGAGCCTCTAAAAATTAACTGGGCACCAGAAGTACTTGCACTAATGGAGGGTAATTTTTTAGTTCATCCAAACTTAAAGGACTGGGATGAACAAGATTTTAGGAATTCGCCAGATCAATATGTTTTTTCTGTAGATACAGCAGACGGGATGGGTAAAGACTTTTCGGTAATTAATATTTTTAAATTAACGCCTCTTCCGGTTAAAACGCTAGACCCAATTAAAAACCTAATTAAAAACGAATTAGACTGCATTTCACTTATTCAAGTTGGAACTTGGAGAAGTAATAAGCAGACAATTAATGAATATTCTGAAGTATTAGAATATCTTGTGTATAGACTCTTTAATTTTGAAAACCTAAAGGTGTTAATTGAATTAAACCACAAGGGAGATTTTATTCTTAACAAAATTAAAAATAATGATCAATACTGGCCTGGGCAGTTAATTCACTCTAAGCATACCGAAGCAACCAAACTGCTTAAACCTGGACTAAAGCTCACCGTCACTAACAAAATTAAATTTTGCGAAAGATTTAAATATCATGTCAATGTTAATAAGATTTTGCCCAACGAAAGTAAAACTGTTATGGAATTAGGATCCTTTGGCAGATCCCTGAACGGAACTTATCGAAGTCAAAGCGGAAACGATGACTTGGCCATGACCTGCGTAAATACTGCCGCTTTCTTTGATTCACCAAGTTTTTTAGAATTAGCAAATGAAGTTTGGGATCAAACGGGAGATGACTATAAAAAAGAAATTAGAGAAAAAATATTAAATTCGGCTCATGGCGAAGGATCGTCCAAAATTAGCTCAGAATTAGTAGGTTATCTAAACGAAACCCCTCAAATTAAAAAGCCAGGACAGCGCCAAATTTATGATGAAAACTATCTCGACTCCTACAAACAAGTGCTCGCTAGATTTTACGGAGACCAAAAAAATACAAAGTAATGATTAATTTTGACTTAAGTCGAGACAGAGACGTTATTTTTAGACGAACGATTGATGCAATTCAGGGCGCAATCTCTAATGATAAAGATGTCGCTGAACTAAATGGAATAAAGGTTGCAGAAACTAAAGTTGATGCATTTGTGACTAGATCGGATTGGGAAGATGCTATTAAAAAAGCAAAAAACCATTTTGAAAAGCTTGAAGATTACGAAATGTGTCAAACCTGTGTATCACTAATTGAAGAAATTAAAAAATCAACGATTTAATGCAAAAATCAACAAAAAGACGAGGAAACGGCCCGCAATCAATTGAAGATCTACTAAAGCAGGTTTTGCTTAAACCCTCTCAAAAACAATACTTTGAAAAGATTATTAATAATGATATAACTTTATGTTATGGTCCAGCCGGGACAAGTAAAACCTTTGTTGCCTGCTATGCCTCAATGAGACTACACACAGAGGACAAGATCCAAAAAATTATCTTATCTAAACCAATCCAGGAGTCTGGCGAAAAACTTGGGTTTTTACCGGGTGATATTAAAGAAAAGATTGATCCATTTATGGAGAGTTATCGAACCAATTTTGAAAAAATTATTGGGTGGGATAATTTAAATAAGCTCGAAGGGGACGGTCTTATTGAATTTAGGCCGCTTGCCTATATGCGAGGTGCAACCTTTGATAACTGTCTAATGGTACTTGATGAAGCCCAAAACGCAGATTTTCGACAACTTATGCTTTTTATTACCCGGATGGGAAAAAATTCAAAGGTGTTAATTTGTGGAGACGTAAGTCAATATGACATATCAAGAGACAAAGTGGCACTTCCTAAATTTATCGAAATGATGCAAGGCATCGGGGGTATGGGAATTCACATCTTTAGCGATGCAGATATTGTTCGTAATAAAATATTAATAGAAATCACCGAAAGATACGAAAAATGGAAGGCCAATAATAAAGTTAATTGGTAAATTAACAAAGTATAATAAACTCTCTTTAGAAAAACAAATTTATGCCGCAACCCAAAAAGCTAACAGGATACGAAGATCTAAACCGAAAACTAAACGATGAAATGCAGGAATTAGCTGAGCGCATCTTAGCTAAAAACTTTACCGAAAGGGACCGTAATCGGCTTGTTCGAATAATGGAACCAAAACTAAAGTATTTTATCTGGAAGTTCTTTAATGATACCGATGAAACCGAAGAGGTTTTACACAATACATTTTTTAAAATATTTAAATCTCTTGATAGTTATAATCCAAAATATAGGTTTACGACTTGGATCTATACTATTGCAAGAAATGAATCTCTGCTACACCTACACAAACTAAAGCAGCAAATAACCAGCGATATTGATAAAATCGGTAATTCACTCTTTTTAGTTGATGACTCAAGAGAAATTCTTGAAAGGGAGCACTCTCTTGAAAATCTCTATACTGCAACCATCTTGGCAATTGAAGAAATGCCAGAATCTCTTGAAAAATCGATCCTTATCGATAAGGAATTGAATAAAATGAAGGGAGCAGATATTGCTGACAAATATGATATGAACCTAAATACGGTTAAAACCAAAATTAGAAAGGCTCGTAAAATATTAAAAGACACTGTTCTGGAGACTAATCCGGAGCTAGTCGATAAAATAAAGGACCTATTCTAATGAAATATTTAAATCCAATTGTTTTTGTCCAAAAGCTTATTGCCCTAATTAGGGAATTAGCCGCTTTCAGAAGGTATCTTGGAATACTGACAGAATTGGAAAACTCCGGAGAATTAAAAAAGCTTAATCTAAGAAAAACCAGACTCGGGCGACTCTACTATGTTAAAAACCTACAGCCCGAAGTTTTACTTAACACTGATGATTTGCAGGGGTTTGAGATTATGCAGGTAAAAGAGTCTCTTGCCGAATACAATGATCCAATTACCCGACTCGGGCTCATTGATTTTGTTAAAACTGGGTTTAACCGCATCAAGACGCCTGACGTTTATGCCTATTTAATTTGGATGGAGTTTGACTTTAAACAAAGTAGTCTTGAAAGAATTTTATACGTTATTATCTACCCCACCCTCTTAATTTTGTTAATTTTCGGTCTCCTGGTACCCTCGCTTGGCCAGACGGATTGGCATGGGCTTTGGCAATGGGTCAATTCTAAATAAATAAGAGTAACAAATAATTTTTGATGTATGAATAAGATTGAACAATTCTTACAAAAACACAGCTTAAACGTAATTATACTTTTATTGCTTTTAACTTATATGAAGTCGTGCAGCGTAAATTCTGAATTAACTAAAGTTAAAAAACAACTCTATTCGCTGGATTCTCTTGCTACTAAAAAGGACCTTGAAATTGAGGGGCTTAAGGCAGAAAAGCGCATGATCCAGTCAACTGATCGAAAAATGATGGACGTGCAACGTCAATCTCAAATCGACGTTGAACTTAAAAAACTTGGCTCGAAATAATGAAAAATAGAGCAGCCCACTACTTTATAATTGGGTCCTTTGTTACTCTCTATCTCCTGGTGTCAATTATCTCAACAATTCACGTTGTTGATTTCTTTAAATTGTCAAATCCAACCTGGCTGGCAGTTTCATTAGCGATTGGATTTGAGGTTGGCGCAGCCGCGTCGCTTGCCTCATTAATTATACTAGAAAAAATGAACAAGAGTATAGTTTGGGGTCTTTTTATTCTTCTTACTGCGATGCAAGCAATGGGAAATACCTACTATGCATTTGCCCATCTTGAAAATTTTACCGGCTGGATTGAATTATTTGGGTTACAGGAAGAGGACTTAATTTATCAAAAAAGAATACTTGCTATTATTTCTGGGGCAGTCCTTCCGGTCGTAGCATTGGGCTTTATTAAGTCCCTGGTTGATTATATTAAACCAGAAGAGAACTTGCTACCCGAACCGGCACCTCAAATTAAAGAACCCATTAAAGAAGAGCCCAGCCAAGAGGCACCGGTTGAAAAAAAAACTGAGGTGGTACCCGAGGTCCCTAAAGCCCAGCCCAAACCAAATAAAAAACCCAAAGTAGTATCTCCACAAAATGAACCACAGGTAACTAAAGTTGAGTTGACTAAACCCAAAAGGATAGAGCTTGCCGAGGTTCCAGATAGGGAAACCAGAAGAATTTCAACAGATGAAATGCTTTCTAGAGGTTTTAGTAGATAAAACAAAGGTAAATAATAAAAAGAACCACGGCTAATGTCTTATATTAAATTTAAAGGTGATCCTAGTTACAAAAAAATTAATGCAAGTGCCGCAACCCTTTGTAATCAAGTACCCATCAAAAAGTCACTAAGACTTATTGATAATTGTTTCTCAGTCGTGGACAAAAATGTTAGTCAGGCGGATCTTTGTGATTTTAGCAAATTAGCATATCCAACTGATGGTTATGTTAAACAAGAATTAGAAATTTGTCAAGGAGAAACCGTAACGGTTTTTTCAAATAATTTAGTTGGCGGCACCACAGCAACCGCCGCAATTACTCAAAATAATACAACCGCGACCCTTTCGGTAGCCAATGCTTCAGTTAAAATTGGAAGTAAAGTAACTGGAACGGGTATTGCAGAAGGCACAACCGTCACCGCAGTTTCTGGAACAACTGTTACTCTTTCCGCCGGCGCCACCCAAACCAATGCGGCAGTAGCTTTAACCTTTGTTGAAGTACTACTTCCAAATAAATCATACATTAAGGGTATTGTATTATATGCGGACTATCCAACCCTAGATGAAGATGGAGGCGAGATTGATCCAGCCGGGTGTTTACTAACTGGGGCTATTTCTTCAATTTTAGCAAATGGTGGAAATAGTTCAAGCAATTTTACAATCGGCCAGGCCTATGTATACTTTGCACCAGAAGCAACCCCAGATCCTACTAAAATTATTAATACATTAACTCTGCTAAACCCTAGCACAAAATTTAGTGTTAAGGTAAATGTGCTGTTGATTAAAACCAGAACAGACGCTGATCCAAATAATTGTGATTGCTAATGAGACCCGTAATGTCGTATGGCCAAA